TATTGCAAGCTTTTACAGTGATTTGGTATTTAAAAGAACTTATGCAAAGTCCTTTGGGGAAACGTGGGAAGAAGCTGTTAAACGATATGAAGAACACTTTTGGCAGTTTGTTAAACCTGAAGTTGCAAAAGATTATGTTACAGCTATAGCATTGTTTAAAAGCAAAGATATTTTAGGCTCAATGCGTGGGTTAGCTTCAGCAGGCAGGGCGCTTCCATACTATCCAGAAGCTATCTACAATTGTAGTTATCTAATTTTTGATTCATGGGAAGCTTTTGCTGATATGTTTATTTTACTAATGCTAGGAGTAGGTGTAGGCTATAGTGTTGAAAAGGCTAGCATAAAACTTCCTCCTAGACCTACAAAGTTTAGAGAAGGCAATATTACCATTGTTGTTGGGGACTCTAAAGAAGGTTGGCGTGACGCATTTTTATCTTTGCTCCACAATCTTCAAGGTGGAATGATACCTAAATTTGATTATAGTTTGATTAGACCAGCTGGAGCTCCTCTAAAAACATTTGGAGGTACAGCCAGTGGACCTGAGCCTTTACGCTTTCTTTTTGACAAGACAATAGAGTTATTTACCACTAAGCCTGGAAAGCAATGGACACCAAAAGAAATATTTACGCTAGCTAATCTTGTAGCAAATACAGTCATATCAGGAGGCGTCCGCAGGAGTGCTTGTATAGCTTTAGCTGATTATGAGGACGCTTTTAACCTTAAATATGATGGCTTTTGGGAAACTGAGCCGTGGTTGGCATATTCAAATGTCTCAATTGCAATAGATAATACTACTGAGGTTAATGTAAAAGACCTAGTACACCATTGGAAAGCAAATAACATTGGTGAGCCTGGAATTTTTAATCGAAAATATGCTAAAGATAAGCAATGGGTTAAACTTAGAAGGGATTTATACGATGAACAATTTTTAGGAACTAATCCGTGTGGCGAAATAATCTTGCGACCATTTCAATTCTGTAACTTAACTGAAGTCCATGTAGAACCTGATGACACAAAAGAAACGCTTATTGTAAAAGCAAAGATGGCTACACTACTTGGAATATTACAGTCATTAAATACAGATTATACAGCAGTATTAGACCCACGATGGAAACAAAACGCTGAAACTGAACCTTTGTTGGGAGTATCTTTAACAGGCTTAAGAAATCATCCAATACTTAGTGAACACTCTTTCAATACCGAAAGAATACTAACAGATTTGCGTAGAGAAGTTCGTGAATATGCTAAACAAGTAGCAGAAATATATGGACTTCCTGAAATAAAAGCCATTACAACTGTTAAGCCTAGTGGCACAGCCAGTCAAATTCTAGGCACCACGCCTGGATTACATAACAGTTTTGGGCGTTATGTAATTAGAAGGTTACGAATTAACAAAAATGACCCACTGGTGGACTATCTAAAAAGCTTTGGGTTTGAATTGTTTCAAGATGTGTATAACAATGAAACCTTAGTTGTGGAATTTCCTCTTGAATATCCTAACCATAGGGATAGAGACGTAGTAGAACAAATTGAGTATTATTTAATGATGGAAAGGGTATGGGCAGACCATAATCCGTCCACTACTATCACGGTTAAGGATGATATAGAGTGGAAAATAGTGGAAGATTGGCTAAAGCAATATTCGGACAAAATTGTTGGAATAACGTTCCTACCAGATAATAACTCCTTCCCGCAAGCACCTTATGAAGTAATAGACAAAGAAACCTATGATTCTATGGTAAAGAAACTTCGGAAAGCTTCCAAAAAGAAAGCAGAGTTTCTTATTGATAGCTCAGTCTTAGAAAGTCATAGCAACACTTCAGCAGCATTTGCCTGTTCTGCTGGAGGAGATTGTGAAACAAATGTTTTGTAGTATTTATTAGGATTACAAAAGTTACCTAAGCGTAGGAGCCCCTAGGAGCCTTTGGGTGTTGTCGTATGACAGATTACCTTGGTCGCTATAACAAAATGGATTCTAGGGGCAATAAGAGGGTATAGCATTAAGATTATAATTAAAGGAGGTGACTAAAATATATGGAAGATAGAATAGGAATCCCATTGTCTGCAGAAGACCTAGTGAAATATTTAGACAAGCTATATCCACCTAAATGTCCAAATATTGCAGATAATGATAGAACTATATGGATGTATGCGGGCAAGCGTGAACTTATTGACGCTTGCTTGGAATTATATAATCTAAAGGAGGAGGATAAGAATGGAAGAGTTGAAGGAAACTTCTTTGAAAAGTAAGTTTCAGAAGTTGGCAATGCGTAAGCAAAGTTTAATGAACATTGCTGAAACTTGTTCAGCATTAACACTCCAATATATTTTTCCACCAAATAATAATGATAATCAGCCTTTGTACCAATCGTGGCAATCAGTTGGAGCACGAGGAGTAAACAATTTATCATCAAAACTATTGTTAGCATTGCTTCCTACCACTGGGGGATTTTTCACATATAAGCTGGATGAAGCTTTAAGGGCTTCACTGCCTAGAGATGTTGTAAACTCTGCTGAGGACTATCTAACACTGTTAGAGAAGATGACTATGCAAGAACTGAACCAGCTATCAGTAAGATATACGTTATCAGAAGCATTGAAACATCTTATTATCACAGGAAACGTGGCTCTGTGGTTTAAAGATGACAAGCTAAAGTTGTATAATTTGAGAGACTATGTGGTAGTCCGTGATAAAGCTATGAACCTTACTGAAGTTATCCTTAGGGAAACTGTAGATAAAGACACGCTCCCTAAAGCCCTCAGAGACTTTATAGCTCAACAGAACATAGCTTCAGCAGCTAATATACAAAGTGCAGCTTCAGGCTTAAGCAGTGATATGTATGACATTTTTACCGCTGCTAAGCTTACAGATGGTAAGTGGGAGATGTGGCAAGAAATAGGAGAGCTAGAGGTCCCTAACACAAGGAAGTGGGTAAAGCTATTACCTATCCTTGTGTTGCGTTGGACTAACAACGAATATGGACATGGACTGGTTGAACAGGTACTAGGAGACCTGTTAAACCTTGAGAGCCTTTCTAAGGCGGTCACTAACTCAGCACTAGCTGCTGCTAAGACTATATTTCTTGTGCGTCCTAGCGCTGAGACTAATATAAATTTGATAAAGAATGCTAAGAACGGTGACATCATCATTGGTAACAAGGATGATGTTGGCACCATGGGCGTTAGTTCTTATGCAGACTTAAAGACAGCGCAGGAGCAGATAATGCAACTAGAAAATCGTATTAACCAAATGTTCCTAGTGTTCAATCCACGTAGCGCTGAAAGGGTTACCGCTGAAGAGATTAGAAGGCTTACTGAAGAGTTAGAGGCGTTGTTGGGAGGTGTCTACACTCTATTGGCTGAAGAATTACAAAAGCCATTATTACAGCTTATTAGAGAAAAGATACAAAAAACTCTCCCTCAGCCTCCTGATGAAGATGTAAAACTTGTTCTTACCAGTGGATTTGAAGCACTGGCTAGGACAACTGAATTAAACAAGCTATTAACATTTCTTAGCGCTGTAGGGAACATTCAACCAGCACTGCAATATATAAACTGGTATGAATATCTTACTCAGATTGTTAGCAGTCTAAGTCTAAATGCTCAGGGTTTAATTAAGACTCAGGAAGAATTAATGGCAGAGCAACAACAAATGCTGCAAATGCAAGCAGCACAAAATATTATAGGTGGAGGTGTGTAGTATGGAGGAAAGAAAAATTGGGTTAGAAGAAGGTAAAGAATTGGTGGAAGCTCAAGAGGTTAAAGAAGAAAAGGCAGTAGAAGCTCAGCCTCAAGAAGCAGCAGAAGTTAAACCTGAAGAAGCTAAAGAAGCTCCAGTAAAACCTTTGCTATCCACTGAAGAAGCCCCGCAAGTAAAGGAAGAGAAAGAGAAGACTAAGGTAGCTATAGATGATATACTACCAGAATTGCAATCACTAATTTACAAGGATAATCTTAGCGATGATGACTTAAAACCATTTTTAGACAAAGGGTTTACTAAGACAGAGCTACAGTTGGCTATCAAAGGTCTGCGCTCAGAAGCAGACGCTATCTTAGACAAGCTTTATGATACCGTTGGTGGCAAAGGTACATTTACTAACATGGCTGAGTGGGCAAACAAAACACTGTCTAAGGAAGAAAGGGAGGAGTTTAATGCACTTATGCTTTCTGGAGACCCTAAGGTCATGAAATGGGCTTTATTAGGATTGAAAGCTCAGTATCTTGCTAATACTCAACAAGTTTCAGGAGGATACATTGACGGTAGTGCTAATACCAGGGAAGATATAGTACCCTTTAGCTCTCCTCATGAAATGTTTGAGGCACTAACGGACACTAAGAAGCTACAGAATCCTAAGTATCGTGAGCTGGTGGAAAAGAGAGCACTAATATCTAAGTTTGACTAATGCTGCTTAAGAAAGAAGAAGCCTCCCTTAGGGGAGGCTTTTGTTTATCTTGCCCAGGTAGTTATTGTCATACGCAAACCTGAATTCGAACCAGAAAGAGACCCTATAAAACGTAAACGCAAATCAGAAGCTGAAGTTGGGACTGTTAAAATACCACTACTGTAATTAGCCATTTTGGTTTCAGAGGTAAATAGCCATATACCAATTGCGATGCCACCAACAATATCAATTTCAAACACACAATTAGAACCACCCCCATGCGAATAAGCTATTAAGTCATCTGTTAAAGCTAACCATCTTAGAGAGGTATTGCCACCACCTTAATTCAAGGTACCAAATATTCTATAATTTAAATTTACTGGCATGTATTTTTCTAAATAATATGTGCCAGAAGAAAGTGTACCAGTTTCTAAAAAGTATATTTTATTGGCTTCTAAATTGCCACTAGGTGTCCCTGTAACAACATTTAGCTTAGTGGAACTCTTTGGAAAGCCTGCAATAGTAGATGTAGTATTTATAGTAGCATTAGCGCTTCCATCAAAAGAAGCACTTCCCGTAACATCCCCAGTAAGTGCAATAGTCCTTGCTGTAGCAAGCTTAGTAGCTGTAGCAGCATTACCTAAAATATTGTCAGGCAATGCTCCCGAAGAATTCCTTACTGGTATTGTGTTAGCTCCAGTGCTAGTGTTGGGACTGTACCCTGCTAACCTTGCAGAGTTGTCTACTGTAACAGCTATAGTAGCATCGCGACTCCCATCGAAGGGTGTGCTACCGCTAACGTCTCCTGTAAGTCTAATAATTCTGGATGTAGTCAACTTATCAGTTTTAGTTGCTGTAGCTGCATTTCCAGTAATGTCGCCAGGTAGCTTACCATTAGTGTCTCTTACAGCAACAGCATTGGCTGTAGCCGACGTAGACGGGCTGTATCCTCCAACTTTGGCAGAATTGTTTACTGTGGTAGTTATAGTTTTGTTAGCACTGCCATCGAATGTAGTGCTCCCAGTAACATCCCCAGTAAGTGCAATAGTCCTTGCTGTAGCAAGCTTAGTTGCTGTAGTAGCACTAGTTGCCGAAGTTGCTGTTGCAGCATTTCCCAATATATCCCCAGCAAGCTTACCGTTAGCATCCCTTACAGCCACTGTGCTAGCAGTAGCTGTAGTAGCTGGACTGTATCCACAAACTTTAGCCGCATTGTTAACTGTCGCTGCTATTGAAACATTGGATGTTCCATCAAAACTTGAGCTCCCACTAGCATCTCCAGTAAGAGTTATAGTTCTTGCTGTAGCTAACTTAGCAGCTTGAGCAGCATTGTTTACTGTAGCACTTATGGTAGCATTAGCGCTTCCATCAAAAGAAGCACTGCCTGTTACATCACCGCTTAAGGCTAGAGTACGTGCTGTAGCAAGCTTAGTAGCTGTAGTAGCCGTATCAGCACTGGACGCAGAAGTTGCCGTAGCAGCATTGCCTGTTATATCACCAACCAATCGTCCATTAGCATCCCTAACTGGTATTGAGTTAGCTGTAGGCGTTGTAGACGGACTATAGTTGTTCAATTTGGCAGCATTGTTGACTGTGGTAGCTATAGTAGCGTTTGCTGAACCATCAAAGCTTGTACTACCACTTACATCACCGCTAAGGGATATAGTCCGTGGTGTTTTAAGCTTAGCTGCTTGAGACACTGTGGCAGTTATGCTAGCATTAGCACTACCATCAAAGCTTGTACTACCACTTACATCACCGCTAAGGGATATAGTCCGTGGTGTTTTAAGCTTAGCTGCTT